CCACCGCGAAGCCGCCGCTGCCATCGACCGCGACGCCGTCCAGCTCGCCCAAAAACCCCTTGGCAACGCGGCGGTCATCCGTCGCGAAGTACAGCTGCCCGTTGAGCATCGCGGTCGCGACCATCGGCAGCCCCGTCAACGTGCACCAGGCGCCCGTGTTGATGTTCATCGCGAACTGCTGGTAGGTGCCATCGAGCAGCGGGAGCTTGATGACGAGCACGTCGCTGTTGGGGACGAGGTAAACGTCCCAGGCGACCGCGGTGCGCAGCTCGCTCACGATCGGCGCCAGCACCGTCTGGATCTTCTGGGCGGGGCCGGGCTGGATCTCGCTGAACTGCCCGTTGACGAGTCGAGACATCGGCACGATGCCGAGCTCGGACAGGATCATCACGTCGCCGCCGAAGTTAGTGAAGAACCGGCCGTTGAGCGGCACCGGACCGACGTACCAGACGCCGCGCAGCGCGAACGTCGAGGCGTTCGAGGGGTCGGTGCCCTGCCAGACGCTGACGTCGCCCTGGCTGCCGACCGCGACCAGGTAGTCGTCGATGCCGGTGCCGGCGTCGAGCGTCCAGTTGATCACGGCGCGCATCGAGCCACCGTTGCGCATCGTCGCTCCCATCGGGAACTCGGACGCGGTGCCGGTGATTGCGTTGACCGTCGTCAGGTAGTACACGCTCGAGCTGTTCTGCACCGTGAAGAACACGCGGTTCTTCCAGACCGCCACCGAGGTCGGATTGGCGGGCAGGCCGGTGACCGTCTGCTGTGTCCAGCTCGTGCCGTTGTACGTCCAGTAACCCGCGCCGGGGCTCACGGCCAGCAGGAAGTTTCCTGACGTCGTGGAGAACTGCGCGGTGCTCCACAGGTTCGCGGTGCTCCCCGTCGTCGACTGCGACACCGCCGGCGTGGCGGTCGTCACGTCGTAAATGTCGCCGGCCGCGGCGGCGAAGACCTTGCTGCTTGCCGGGTTCGGCGCGTTGTAGCTGAAGACTGAGCCGATATCGTTCGCGAGCGCGCTGCTGGTGTGGTATTGCCAGCCCTTGCGCAGCTCGGCGCCCGTCTGTTTCGGGATGAAGTTGCGCATCACCAGCGCGTCCGTCACAGCCATATTGCTGATCGGATCGCGGTAATTAAGCCCGCCCACCGGCGCGGGCGAGACGATCAGCTGCGCGCTTTGCGCGGCTGCGGACAGTCGCGGCGACTTGAACTGCTTGATCGGGATCAGCGGCATCAGCTACCGAACCCCGTGTCTGGCGTGTTGCCGAACGGCGTGATGAACGGGAATCGGAACTCCCGCGCTGCGGTCAGCACCGGCGATCCTTTCTCGTTTCCCTTGCGGTTTTCGAGGTTGACGGTGAAGTCGCGCATCGCTGCGCTTGAATCCAGCCCCTTCATCTCGAGCCACTTGGCGCGCGCCAGCAGCGTCATCAGGTGACTGTCGAGCAGGATGACGTCGCCGTTCTTGGTCGCGCGATTCTTGTAGGTCGTCGTGACATCCTGGTCGCGCACCCATGCGACCGACTGGTAAAAGAACGAGAGGGTCTGGGCGGCCGTGGGTGGCGACAGGATGTAGATCTGGTTGCCGCGCACCTGCCAATAGAACGACAGGGTCGGCAACGTCTGGCGGATGAGCAGCTGCTGCCACATCTGCGGAGAGATGGGGCCGACAGCAGGCCACTGCATCGTCGAGTTCCACTGCGTCTGATCAGTGAACTCGTAGAAGTCCTCGGGAAGATCGAACCCGCGCTCGGATTCGCCAGGCGTGCTCGCAGACACGCTGATGGTGTGGCGCTTCGTCAGCTCCTGCCAATCGTGGAGCGACAGCATATCGACGCCGGCCAGATTGACAGCCTGCACCATCTGCTGGATGGACGGGTCTTGCGATCCCGCCGGGTCAGACGGGGTCGGGTAGCTCACCAGCGCGGCGACGTTGCGGACGATTGCCGACAGCGAACTTTCGTCGACGAGCTGGAAAGCCACCGCTACCTCACTTCTTCTCGGGCTTCGAGGCCATCATCTTGGTGATCGCTTCGATCTGAGCCTGCAGCTCCTCGATCTTGCTATCACGCGCCTTGAGTTCCTCGTTCATCTTCTCGAGCGGGGCGTTGCCCTTCGCGAGCTCGATGAACGCCTTCGCCGAGCGCTTGTCTTCGTTAAACGAGAAGAACTTCTGCCCGACGTTGTCAGGCGCGCCCGCGAGCTGCTCCACTGTCAGAATGCCGAAGTACTTGTATTCCTCGACCTTGGTCGGGGTCATTTTCGGCAGCGACGCGAGCGGCGTACCTTCGACGGCATTGCCCTGGCCGGCCTTCCACTTCTCGTAGCGCGCAGCGAACCGCGCAGCGTCGAGGTCGTTGACCTGTCGGTCGACGATGTTCAGCTTGTCGCCAGGGACCATGATCTTGATGAAATCGCGGTCCTCGTAAATCGCGCGGCCGGCTTCGGTGCTCTTGCGCGCGTTGATGACGGGCTTGCGATAGAACTGCACGAACAGCTTGCCGTCTTCGGCAATTCGGCTCTCGTCGAGGCCGGGTGCGGTTTGCACCGCGTTCCAATCTGTGGGCACTGTGGCGGGGATGTTCACTGGTTTTTCCTTCTGTGGTTGTGAAAAAGGGACGGTGCGAGAGTGACCCGCACCGCCCCGCTCTGTTGCTGGTTACAGCGTGGTGCCGACGGTGGGATACGAGATGATCGCATCCGAGTTGGTCGCGGCGGAGCCGCCGGTGGCGGTGCCGAGCACGATGCCGAACACGGCCTCCGAACCGGCGGTCGCGTCGTCGTCGAGCGCGCCATCGGTCGAGGTCGTGTTGAGGCGCGTGCCCTTCGCGGCGCTGGCAAGCGTTCGCACGCTGCCCTTGCCGTACACCTGGAACCAGCCGTACTGATTGTCGGCAAGGGCCGCCTGAGCCACGCCCACGCGCGAGCCAAAGCCGGCAGTGCCGGCCGTGGTCGCGGTGACCGAGATCAGCTGAAAGTCGAAGCCGGTCGCCTCGACGCACACATAGCCCAGCCCAGTAACGGCGCCGTTGGCGCGGCCGTAGACGAACTCCTGATAGCCGACGGTCGGGTCGTCGAAGCCAGCGACCGTGCCGAGCCGAAAGGCCGGCACGTCGGTCGCTGCAGTGACCAGCGTCTTGTCAATTCCAATGATCTGACCTGACATGAATGATTCTCCTGAAAAAAGCCTTGATGAGTCGGGGGATCACCCAAACCCATCAAGGCCAGGTGACCCCCACCACGGGGTGTTAGTTCTGGATGCGACCTTGGAACTGCGCGCCGCTGCAGGTCAGGTTGCCGGCCCATGCGAGGATCTGGACCTCGGCATCCTGATTGGTCGCGTAGCGCTTGTTGGGCGACAGCGAGACCATGTTCCGATCGCGGTGCGGCCGCATGAACAGGTACTTCGTGTTGAGCATGAAGCCCGTGTTCGCCGGGCAGAACCCGCCGATACCGCCGTCCAGCACCACGTCCGCGTCCATGAACTTGAGCGTCGGGAACCCGAGGCTGCCAGTCGACGGATCGGTGAAGCGCTGGTTCGCCTGGAGCGACGCCGTGTAGATGCCCCAGTAGTTGGCATCGAGCACGATGAGGTCAGGACGATCCGAGCCACGCACGAGCGACGCCCAGAGAGTGTTGAGACCCGTCTGCATCTGCGCGCCGGTCGGCGGCGGCGTCACGCCGGCAACCGAGAAGTCGTAGAGCTTCGACTGCCAGAACGTCCAGGTGGCGCGATCGATACCACCGTAGGTGCCGGTCGTCGGCGCGGAGGGCACGGCCGCGTTGAGGCCGGTGATTTCCTTGCCACCCGAGCCAGTGCCGTCGCTGTAGATGGCCCCGGCCAGCCGGTTCGCCATCGTCGCCTCGGCGACATTGATGCGCGACTCGAGCAGGTCGATGAACGCCTCGCGGCCGCTGTTCTGCAGCATTTCGAGGCCAGACATCACGACCGGGCAGGCGAGCTGCTTGATCGTGAACTCGGCCGCCGAGATGACGTCCTGCGCAGCGACAGGCAGCAGGTCGTAGCCCGAGTAGAACCCGGCGTTGCTGTTTTCGGCGAAGGACAGCTCCTGAAGGATGGTCGAGCCGCCCGAGAAGGTCTTCACGTTCCCGCGCTGATTCAGGCGCGAGAGAAGAGCGTTGTTTTTGGTGACGTTGTCGGCGATCTGACGGGTGCGCGACTGAATCGTAGTCGCGACAATGTCAGACACTGAAGCATTTGCGAATGCCATGAATGAAACTCCCACAAGAAAAAATGACCAGGGCTTTCGCCCCACCTTTTCTGTGGCCTACGCGAACCTGTTCAGTCCGGTATGTCGTAGGTGGGCGCTTGCGCGCTCCTCGAGCTTCGGTGGCTGTCGGTGCTTTGGCACACCGGGGGCAATGCTGCCCCCGATGCGTTTATAACATCATCGTGCGTTTGCCGCAATAGCCGCTTCGATCGCACTCCGCACGTCGGTCGCTTCAGCGGTGGCGCCACTCAGCGCAGGGCCGCCCGACACCGACACGGCGGCAGCTTTCGCTCGAGCGGCGGCGCCCGACAGCTGCTGGGTGCCGCGCGTCTTCGAGCGCTGCTCGAGCACCGAGCGCACGCGCGGGTTGGCGAGGCACGCCTGGCGGTAGGCGTCCTGCAACGTGAGCTCGCGACCGCGACGCTGGGCGACTTCCATGAGATCCGCCATGTCTTCGCGCACGTCCTCACCGAACTCGGCCTGCTGCAGGAACTGCTGCACCTCGCCCGCCGCCTGCTGCGCTGCGGCCTGCTGCTGGGCGAGCTGCGCCTGCTGGAACTGGGACATGAACTGCTGCACGGGCGCGAGCTGCTGCTGCACGACCTGCTGCAGCTGCGCAGCCTGCGGGTCGACCCGCGGCACCTCGCCAGCGAGTGCTGAGTCAAGCTGCTCGATGAAGGTCTGACCAAACCGGCCGACCCCGAACTGCTTGACCATGCCGGCGACCATCTGCGCGAGCTCAGGCGCGGTGCCCGTGCGCAGCTTGGCGGCGGTCGACATCAGGTTGTCGATCGCCTGAAGCGGGTTGCTGTTCTCGGCGCGAATAAACATCTCATACGGCCGGATCACCTGGTTGAGCTGGTCGGCGAACCGCCGAGCGTCAGCTGTCTCCTGCAGAGTGCGCTGCACCTCCTGCTCACGACGGGCGACCTCGGCCCTTACCGGCTCGGGCAGCTGCGCCCAATGCTCGCGCACGTCGGGCCGCCAGGAGGCCGGAGCGCGCTCCCTGGGCGCCGCCTTGGGCTCGGCCTTGGGGCCGGGCTGAATGCCCTGCGCGGGCTCAGCGGCGGCTTTCTGGGGCGCCTCGGGCGCCACGGGCGCGTCCTTGGTCTTGAATCGGCCCCTCTCGTCCCGGCCGTCGCTCTTGGCTGCTTCCGGCGCCGGCGTAGCGGGCTCAGCGGGCGCGCTGGCCGGTTCGCTGGCCGGTTCCGGTGCGGCGGTAGGCTCTTCGGCAGGCACAGCCGCCTCGAGCGCGTCTCGAATCGTGGTGGGTTCATCCATAGGTCACCTGCGTTGTTGGAGTCGTTCGATGGCGGCGCGGATGTCCTGCTTGCGCACGGACCCGCCCTGCGTGAAATATCGGTCGCGGTCGGCCCGAGCTTTTGCCCAGGTATCCTTGAAATCGTCAGCCGTCGTGAGCCCGGTGCGCCGCATGTAATCGCGGTGCTTCTTGCGGCTCGAGATGTCCGCGCCGTCGGTCGCGCGCAGCCCGTCGTAGTGCCGATCGCCCCAGAGTCCGCCCAGGTGATTGAGCGCACCCTTCTTGCCGGCCGGCTGGTAGTCGGGGGTGATTTCCACGAGCTCCTTGAGCTCGTCGTCCCAGATGTAGCGTCTGCGTGTCATCGTTGCTATAATCTCAACAAGAGGTCTATATGCCGTACCATTCAAAACTGACGAAAGCCCAAGAGCAGGTGTTCTGGCATAAGCAGCGCAATTCGCCTGGCATGGCTATAACTGCTCGCGATCGTCAGGCTGTGAAAGAAGGGAAGAAAGTGTCGGTACAGCCGCGATCGCCGGCAAAGCAACGCCGCCCGTCTTCTTGACGTATTCGATCACCCCTTCCAATCCAACGTCGGCCAGCATTTCGCGCAGTTTCATCAGGTCTTCGCGAATCGGCAGATTTTTTTCAGCTGCCAACGCGCGGTCGATCTCGTTCATTGGTTTCATCGCAGAGCGAAGCCGCCCGGCGTCGATGCGCTTGACGGCGTCTTTGACCGCGTAGTCGGGGTTATCGACCAGGCGATCGAGGATCGCGCGCGTCGTTTGCCCGGTGCCCTGTTGCTGTGTCCAGGGAATCACCTCAAGGCCCGTTTCCCAGCGACCCGCCACGGTGTCGCCAGACAAACCCTGCTGCGCTGCTTTGACGCGCTTCTGAAGCTCTTTCGGATCAATCACGTTGCCGGCGTCGTCTGGGAACTTGCCAATGTGCAGCGCATCGCCAACCTGCACCACGTCCAGCCCCTGCGCCTCAAATGCTTTGCGCGCAGCCTCGAGCTCCTCGGGGGTGTTTGCTGTGTACCGCGCGCCAGTCTTTTCGGTCGCTTTCATGCTGGAATTAGCCGGCGTGAACTTATTGAAGCCGGTTGCTTCCTGACCCGTCACTAGCCCGCGCAAAGCGCCGGCATAACGCATCGCGCGCGTATCCTCGGGAACCATCTCAGGGCCACCGCGCCTCGGCTTGCCGCTTGCGGTCTTACCGAGGTCAGACGACTGGAGCGACACAAGGGGGCGGGTAGTAAAGCCTGGGTTGCGCTCGAGCTCGCCCGCCGAATTCATATACGTTCCCTGCGTTGGCAGCGCCTCGCGCTGGTACATCTGGAACGAATCGTAAATCGGGTCGCGCATTGAGCCGGCGGGCGTGCGCAGATACGCCTCACCCATCGCGTCGGTGTACGACGAGCGCGTCGCCTCGTCCGCTCGATTGAGTCCAGCCAGGTGGCCGGTGTTCTCGCCCGTGACAAACTCGAACGTGTCGTTCGCGGTATAGCGCGGCAAGGCAGAGTCGATGCCGTAGCTGGCGCGGGCCATAAGATCCTTCTCAGCTGGAGGCGCAGGCGGTCGATACGCCGGCTCCTTCTTCCCTGCTCGCAATGCTTTCGCAAGTTTCGCCTTGTAGTCCTTGTCGTACTTGGCAAGTTTCTTCTCGTACTCGCCCCGATAGGTATCGAGCCGCGCGCTGCCCCAAGTAGCGGCCTGGGCCGACCGCGGGGTCCATTCATACCCCTCTGGAAGCACCCCCTCGCCGAAGCTTCTCTGCTGCGCGGAGTTGGCAAGGACGAGGTTTTCGCCAGTCAAAAATCCATGCTCTTGCGGCGTGAACCCGCGATCGAAATCCTCGCCATACCCCATCACGCGGCCGTGCCAAATGTCGTTCGCGGTCTTGTACAGCGACTCAGTCGGAATCGTCGGATCTTTGGCGTCCGCATACGGGCCAGTCTTCCTGCCGAGACGCACAACACTTGGGTCAATGTCGTACCCGCCATCTGCGCGATCTGAATACGCGCGACCGACGTTGCGAGCCTGAGATCCGGTGCGGGGTACCGCGTCCTCGCCGCGCAGCACCTTGGCGTTGTGCTGACGAAGAAGTGCGCCAACCTCGACCTCGGGCGTTGCCTGCGGACTGTACGCGGCGCCGCCTCGAGCGAACATGGACGCCGCCATTTCATCATTTCCGCCAGAAACCTCAGACGCCGCATCGCGCGCGCGGTCGTACCAGTTTGCATTGAACGCGCCCTGCTCAACCCTGCGCAGCGCGTTGGTACGGTTTCGCGCAAGTTTCTGCGGGCTGTCTACATCTGCTGGAGCGCCGACGTATTTGCCCTCTGGCGTGCGTTTCAAGTGGTCGCCACGAAGCGCCATGCGTAGCGCTTCGTTGTAGTCCGTGACGTTGTCAAATACTGTGCCGACAGCCTTTTTCCCCTTCTTCCCACCTTTCTTTGCGGCCATCATTATCGTGCGAGGGACGCCGCCCGCGACGGGGATCATGCCAAGAGTTGAAAGCCCCATGCCAAGCACATCGCCTTCCCGCCGCGCGCGCTCAAAGTCGCGAGCGCTTAGCGCTTGACCAACGCCGGGCACGAATCCAGCCGCGAAGTCGACGCCCATGTCGGCAAGGTCTGAATCCTCGCGATTATCGAGCGAGGTAAAAATCCCAGCACGCCGGCGCAGTTCTTTGATCAGCTCTTCCATACGCCACCTAGTCCATCAGAAGCAGCCATTCTTCCTCGCGGCGGCGGCGAACCCGCAACCGCTCCTGTGCGGCAACATGCGCGTCCACGATGGCGCGAGCGCGCATCTGCGCTTCAACGGCTCGAGTGCGCTCGGCCTCGAGGCCCATCGCGGTCAGCTGGTCGACCACAATGCGCGCGACTTCGGCCACGCTGAAATCCGTCGGCACCGGAATCGCCACGCCGGCGTGATCCGGCACGACGGCTACCACGTTGCCGGCCGATGCAACGACCTGCACCGGCTCGTCGATCGGCTCAACCGCGCGCGCAACCAGCTTCCGCAGCTCCGCGCGGACGCGGCGCTCTTCATCAAACTCGCGCTGCCGCGCTCGCCTGCGCCGAACGTACCCGCCGCGAGACTCCTCGTCGACGGGAGGCGGTGGAGCGCCTTGCGATTGAAGCAGCGTCAGCAGCACTTAGTCGCTCGGCAGTGTCAACAGCGTGTTGAGCGTGGCCTGCGTTTCGGCGACATCTGCGTCAATTCGCGCGATCTGGTCAGCATCACCCAATCGCGACGCGGTTTCGCGCTGCTGCGTCAGGTACGCCAGGCGAGCGCGCGCTATGGCAATCAGATCGACGATTTTCATACGAGTGCTATCAGCTCTTGCGAGACCGTGGACAAGTGCGACTGAAGCAGCACGACATCGTAGGTGTCGGTGCCGTCAATCGCCGCGTACGCCGCCATGCGCTGCCCCAGCGTCGCCGTGCCGGACTGCAAAAAGTCGGTCGGCGTGAACGGGGACAAAACGCGATTCTCTACGTCAAATCGCCAAATCTGGCTGACAGCCGATGCGGTGTAGACGTTGATGTAGAAGAATCGGCCTTCGCCGCCAAACGGCGCATAACACCCCGTCGTGCCGACCGTCAGCGTCGTGGAGCCGTCGTAGACAATTGCGCCCGTCCAAGTGCCGGTAATGCTTGCCGCGATGTCTAGTACGTCAAGCGTCGCCGCGCCCCCGCGCCAGAAGTACTGAAACGAATGGCGGGCATTTCGCGCTGCGTCAGGCACGATGCCGAACGACGGCATCCACATACCGCCCGAAGCGTTGGCGGCAGGAGCCGCGCCGAAGTAGGTCGTAGACCACGCATCGTTGTTGATACTGTTGGTGCCGTTGTTGATCGTCGCGCCCGAGTAGTTGTAGGTGTACACGGTCGTCGCTGCAGACGAGCGCACCAAGATCAGGTTCGGGTTTTCAATGACGTACTTGGCCGAGGCAGAAGGCTGCGTCGTCCAAGCGGTGCCGAGGGTGTAGACCGGCGACGGCCCTGCCGTGTGCGAGGCAATGATGCGCCGCTGGCCAACAGAACCCGGAGTCGTCGTGTCCTCGACGATACGAATCTGGAAGTTTCTGTATTCGTTTGCCGCCACCACGGCATCGCCTAGCGTGGCCTGACCCGTCAAGGTAGACGCACCAGAAGCCGTGGCCGTCAACGCCTTGAGCGAGGTGCCGCTGTCGTAGGTGTACGCGCCGAGAACAAGTCCCTCACCGGGTTTGTTGGTGTACGGGACGTAGAGTTCGTCCAACACGTTGATGGACGAGTCCGTGCCGATAGTCGCCGGAAGGTTGGTCGTCGAAAGACCCGTTGACAGCGTGTTGGTGCCGACCTCAAACGACCGCCAGATGTTTGCGGCCGTCGTACCCGCACCCAGCATATACACGCGACCCGACAGAATCTCGTAAGTCGCGCCCGTAGCCGGAGTGAACGAGAACGCGCTGTCCACTTGAATGGTCGGCGTCGTGCCGGAACTGTTTCCCGTAATCCACCGCTGTTCGGTCTTGCCCGCCGTCGTATCAACGATGCGGATGCGGAACCCGAGGTCACCAGACCCGCCACGGTTGGCGAGCATATTGACGCCGACTGCCGTCGGGAGCGCCGTAGACAGCACCACCGAAGTCGTGGTCGCACCGGCTGCAATTGTGCCAGTTAGCGCACGGGACGGGGCAAATGCCGATGCTGCACCCGCACCGAACGTACCCGCAAGAGCGGGCGACTGCACAAGGTTCCAACCCTTCGTGACGATGTTGTAGCGGTTCAGCACCGTACCTGACACAAGGTTGTAGACGAAAGGATTGCGCGTGCTGTTGTTGCGCATATCAACCGCCATGCACGACCCCGCCGCATGGGCGTTGGGAGACGGGGCGACCTGCGCCCACATCAGACGATCAATGACCTTTTTGAACGTGTTTGCCATGTTCTACCTCAAGTAATTCGCGCGCGAACAGTTGACGACCACGCGGCAAGGTTCTGCCCAAGGACTTGTATGCGACCTTGCAGCGTGTCGATGGTGGAAAGGTTGGTGACCGTTGAGCAGGTCGTTACGGTCGTCACAGTCGTGACCGTGCCTACCGTCGTGACAGTCGGCAACGTGCCGGTAATACGCAACGCCTGTAGCGACTTGTCGTAGCCCTGCGGAGCGTTCAAATAATTCAGAATGCGCATCAGCAGCAGTTCTGCATTTGCGTCGGTAACTTCTAGCGTCCCGACTGCGCCGATGTCTACCGGCAGCGGGTTTGACGAGCTGACACCGACGAGGTTGCCGCCCGAGTTGAATCCGATGTAGTCGGCCGAGGCCGGGACAGCAGCGCCCGTCGTGCCTGCAGCTGCGTTGCCGCTCGACCCGCCGACGATGTTGACGTTTTGAGTTGCCGGGAAGTTGCCGACGCTGACCGTGCCTTGCACATCAAGCGGCGACGGGGCAGTGATCGGCATTGGATTGGCGGCCGACACGTCGACGGCCGTGCCGTCGCCACCGACGCCAATCTTGACGCGCTGGTGCAGGACGCCGCCAATCTCGTCGGCCGCGACAACGGCACCCTCGCCCGGTGTGTACCCTACGTTGTCTGCCATGTCGTCCTCAGTTCATCGTTGGTGGAGAAAAGCGCCCAGGCGGCCCAATCTGAACCGGCGCAGCAGAGGACGCTTCGTCGTCGTCGATCTCGCGTACCTCGACGATGTCGCCCGACTGCGGGTCGCGGATCGGCACGCGCTTGCGCTTTCGATTTACCGCGCCCATCACGGCCATCATCTGGGCATCCGACTCGGCCTTGTTCTGCGCGACCATCTCCTTGATCGACTCGAGCTCCATGACCTGCGAAGTGCCAGGCAGAGACATGAGCAGGTTGGAGATGTGCTTGTAGTTCTCTTCGATCGAGTCGAACCGCTGCTGCATCTCGACCTTCTGCAGCTCGACCGAGGCCTTGAGAGCCGCGAGCTTCTCGTCGCTCTGCACCTGCAACGCAGCAACCTTCTCGTCGCTCTGCGCCTCGAGCATCGCGATCCGCTCGTTCGACTTGATCTTCTCCGCCTCGAGCATGATCTGCGGGTCGGGCTGCGGCTGCGGCGGGTTCTGCAGCTGCTGGTTCATCGCCGTAATCGCCTGGTCGAGCACGCCCTCGATCTCGGTCGACACGCGGAACTTCGCGACCGCCCACTGCATCAACCGAAGCAGGAACGGCCCGGCGCCCGGCGTCTGCTGCGCCACCGGCGCAACCTGCGAGATGAACGCGCCGAGCCCCTGCATGAACTGCACCGCTGCGTCGCGCTCGGCGGCCCAGTCCATCGCCGCCATCGAATCGGCCTCGACCGAGATGCGGTACTCGGAGAGCTCTTCGTCCTTGATCAGCGAAATCGCCGACTGGGCATAGGGGGCATCCGGCGTGCGCAGGATGTTCGATCGCGTGGCGATCGTGTCGGGCTGGAAGTGCTTGGCGATGATTTCCGCCTTGATCCGCAGCGCTTGCGTGAGCCACTCGGCGATATAGAACTGCATCAGCTGCACGCGCGTCGAGCCGAACTGCGCCTTGATCTGCTGCGCCGTCGCGGTTTCCGACGCCTTCGACGAGCCGCGCATCACGTCCGAGATGCCGAGCACCTCGTAAATCTGCATCGTCTTGTCCTGGCGGTACTGGCGCAGGCGCTCGATCGCGTTGACGATCGCCTCGATCGGCACCCAGTCGATCTTGCCCTTGATGCCGCCCGACTCCGCGAACATCGCCCAGTTGTCGACCGGGATCAGCTGGTTCTCACTCGCCTGCTGGAACATGCGCTGGATGCCGTCGGCAGCCTTGTCGTAGACGCCGATCACCTTCGCCGCACGCGTGAGCCAGGTGATGCGGGTGTTGATCTCGTCGAGCTCGTCGAACTGGTCCTGCGCGAAGACGTAGTCCGCGCGCGGCATGAAGTTGCTCGAGGTCACATTCGCCGCGAGCGGCTTCGGGCAGGGGAAGAAATTCTCGAGCCCGAGCGGGTCGGGCTTGTAGTCGAGGATCACGTCGCAGCCGGGCGACTGCCAGTAGACGGTCTTGTTTTCCTTGCACCAGATCTCGAACACCTGCGCGCGCGACCATACGTCGTGCTTCGGCGCCTGGTCGTTCTGGCCGCGCGGCTTGTTCGGCCCGAGCCGCACCACCTTGGCGATCTCCTCGCCAAAGCGCTCGATGAGCTGGTCGCGCGTCATGTACACGCGCCGCGCCACCCACCGCACCTCTTCCCAGGTGCGCGCAGGGGACCAGAAGAAATCCTTCCAGTAGACGTAATCGGCCGGCGCCTCCTCCTCGACGATCGCCTCGAACGTCGTGGCCGGTGCGAGCTCGACCCCGGTGAGCGGATCCACTTGCGCCGGCTGCTCGCGCTCTTCCGTCTTGACCTCGTACCGCAGCCAAACCTGCCCGAGCCCGACCACCAACCAGTCCTCGATGCCGGTGCGCACCGCGGCGTCCCAGCTCGAGATGTTGTCGTCGAACGAGCGGTTGAGCAGTCGCTGCACGATCTGCCCGGCCACGCGCGCCTGGTCGTCCTCCGCGTCCAGAAACGAACGCGCCACAGACGCGCGTGGCGGCCGGGCGTAGAGCAAGCTCAGCAGAACCTTCGTCGTCGACCAGAACAGGTTGACGCGCGCCTCGTCGCGCCCGAATTCGTCGCGCTTGTCGAGAAACCGGCGCGTGATCTTGTCGGCGTCGTCGTGGAACTTCTGCAGCTCCTGCTTCGACGCCTCGATCTCGGTGCTCCAGCGCTGCGCCATCCCTTGCGGGGTGTCGGCAAAGTCGCGCGCGCTTTCGATTCGGTCGTTCTCTTGCATCAACCTACCCGCTTGGTCTGGCTCGGCCCGCAATCCCACACATCCTCGAGGCAGAACCTGTAGGTCTGCCCACCACGCGGTGCGATAGTAGCATCACCCCTTGACAATTTACCAGAAATCGGTCTCGCGGCCAGCGCGAGGTACCGGAACGCGTCCGCGGCGTGCGAATGCTGGTCGTGCTTCGGGCGGTTGCGGAATGTCTGCGTCTTCTCGTCCCACTCGCGCATGTACCCGCGCAGGTGCTCGATGCCGTCGTAGGTCGCTTTCTCGTCGAACCAGCACTTCGGCAGCACGATTCGCGCCGCCTCGATGCCGTCCTGCAGCGAAAGCTCGGGCACCAGGCGCGGCGTGATGCCGGCCGCCAGAAACTGCTCGATGATCGACTTGCCGGTCTGCAGCGACTTCGCCTTCGCGTCGTGCGGCAGCCACACCGTACCCACCTTGTACGGCCGACTCTTCACCCACTCGATGTAGTGCCCGATCGCCTGGCCGTCGCTCTCGTAGAAGTCGACCACCCGGTACCCGTCGGGCGTCGTCTGCCAGCCCCACCAGCTGCACGAGTCGGTAAAGCCCAGATCCGCCACCAGATCGACCGCGAAATCGGCATCGCGCGGGCAATCCCCCACCCGCCCCGCCTCATACGCCTCGCCCACCTGCTTCGCGTAGTACGCGCCAGGCACCGCCGCGTCGAAGCTCACCTCGTACTCGATCGCGTAGGTCTCTTCGGTCATCTGCGCCTTCGCGTCGCGCAGCTCTTCCTCGGGCAAGATGCCCGTCTTGCTCGCCGGCAGCTCGAGCAGCAGGTGCGTGCCGGGGTTGAGCCGCGCCTCCTCGCGCAGCTGCCAGAAGAAATTCTTGCCGGCCGGTGTCCCGGCCCAGATCGCACTGCCCTGGCGGTCGGAAAGCGCCGGGCGCACCACCGAGTACCAGGTGGAGGGGCGCATCTGGCCCACTTCGTCGAGCACCACCGCGTCCAGGTACAGGCCGCGGAGCGAGTCAGGGTTGTCCGCGCCGCCGCAGTAGATCGTGCTGTGGTCCCCAGGGCGGCCGTTGTGAATCACGATCTTGAGCTCGCTCTCGTTCGGCGGCTTCGCCCACAGCGGCTTCGTCAAGTCCTTCAGGTACTGCCACGCGACCTTCTTCGCCTGCTCGCGAAAGGGGGCGAGGTACGCCACCTGCGGCTTCGGGTGCTTGCACTCGAGCGCGCTGATCACCAGGTCCGAGCACATCGCCACCGTCTTGCCGCACCGGCGGTGCGCCACCACGCACGCCCAGCGCGCGGTGCGGTTGTGCAGCGGCGTGAACACCGGCCGCGGCTGGTAGGTGTTGATGTCCATGTTGGTATTACCTCAACACCCGATTTTCGGTATTGCGCAGAGGGGGGAAGGGAACCCCTACTCGCCCCCTCCCCCCGCCTGCCGATCGATGGGGGGATGGGGGGTCGGGGCGACCGGCTCGGGCGCCTCGAGGGCTGGCCTCGGGTCACCAACCCGAAGGTCGCCACCTTTTTCCATCGTGATATCAATGACTTGCGCGTCGATTACGCTGGACTGGGACGTAGATGGGACGCTGCCCCCCACATTGCGCCCCTGCAGCCAGGGCAGCTGCACGACGATCGCCCCGTCGACCGAGGCCTGCACCTGGGCGGGGATCACCTTGGCGACCAGCCCGGCGTAAATTTGCCGGTCCTGCACGCCGCCACGAGCCCGCTCGACGAGCCAGCCGGCCAGCCCTTGGGGGTGGCACTGCCCCGGCTGGCAGGACAGCTCTATGGCCTCCTTGATCGTCTTGGTGACGACGTTCTGCGTGCCCTTCGGCCGGCCGAGCGGGTTGCCGCTTTGGCCCGCCTTGAACGGTCGCCCGCCGGCCTTCCGGCGCTGCTCGACCGCTGTTGAGTGCTGCGCGCTCATCGCGTCGCGATTCTGCCACCGCGTTGGCGCGATCGCAACGGCCGCGTCAGATCCGCGCCGCTGCAACAAAGTTTGCTCCTGCTCCCCACACCCCTACTAGGTGCGAGCGCGCGCACCCCAAAACGCCCCCAAAGCAGGGCCGGTGGCCCCCCACGGGGGGTGGGGGCCACGCCACCGGCCGCCTGCTGCGACTGCTTGCGACCGCACTGCGCGCGCATAGCGCACGACAGCAGGCGCAGTGCCCCGCGACTGTCCGCCTGGTGGCGAACCGTTGCGATTGTCGCAACGTGTTGCGGTGTTCTGGTAAGGTTCGAGCACCCCGGCGCGGTGCCGGGCAACGACGCAAACCAGAAGCGATAAAGCGAGGCACATGAAATGAACATCACGCACAAAACGGTTTCTGTCGATGGGCGGCAATACCGCGCAAAGTTGATCGACGGCAAGTGCGTCAGCATCGAAGGGTCGCGTGAAGCCGTCTCGGCATGGGGCTGGCGTCACGGTAAAGATCGGATTTACACCGAGGTGTTCTTCAATCTCGCCATGCGCGGCCGGATTGCGAAGAAGGTTCTGAAGGCTTTGGAGGCCAAATGAAAACGATCATTCACGTCAACCAGCACGCGATCCGCCGCAACATCAAGGCAGCCACGCCTGAACCGGTCCTGACCGTCAAGACGTACAAGTCCAACACCTACGCAAACGACGTGGTCATCCATGGCCCGTCACGAGTGGTCTACAGCCCAGACAAGCCGCTGTCATGCGGCGCTCGAGTGTGGATCGAAACAGAGTCAGAAGTGGAAATTAAGACGAAGGTGGCGGCATGAAGCGCCCCGAGTAATGCGATCCCCTTACCGCGTATGGACAACCCCCACACCCCTTCCCCCGCCCGCCTCGCTGCTCTGCGCGAGGCGGTGGAGCGTGCCGACATGCTGGCGAGCGTGCAGGCGCGACTGATCGACAACCAGGCGCGCGTGATCGAGCTGCTCGAGACGCGCGTCAAGACGCTCGAGTCGATGGTGGCCGAGCTCAAGGCCAACTACTGAGGTGCTGCCGTGTACCAGGCATTCCAGATCGTGATGACCTTCCTTGCCGCGGCGTCGACTGCGGCGCTCTTCGCGTGGATGTGGTGGGACGTGCTCTGGCGCCAGCGTCACCGGCCGACCGCGCGGTACGAGCCTGACCGTGCGCAGCTGCGCCGGCTCCAGGCGAAGAGGCGCCTGGCGCTGCGCCGCCTAGGCGATCGCTGGGTGCTGCACCCGTCGCGCCCGCGGGTCAACTGGGGCACGCGTCATGGATGAGTTCATCCAGATCCGCGGCGTCAACGGTGCGGTGACGTCCGAGACCAGCGTGGACGAGTTCGCGAACGCCAAAGAGGCGGTCGAGGCCTACGCGCAGTTTCTTCTCGCGATGGGCTACGCCCTTGAGAACGTGCGCGACGCGCTCGAGCAGGTGGCCGGTGAGCTCTGAGCTTGAGCTGGCGCGCGAAGAGAACATCCGCCTGCGCCGGCAGCAGGGCAAGCTGATGGTGCGCCTGTCGGAGGCGATCGCCGAGGCGATGCTGCTGCGCGCAGAGATCGAGCGATTGAGAGACGAGATCGAAAGGCTCAAGGCCGTGCGGCACTGATCTCCCTGCCGCGGCCCTGCTCACGCACCGAGCACGACTAGCCCGAGAGCTGCCCCGGTGGTGCGAGGCAGCAACCTTATGACCATCGACACGACAAGTCCCCCAGGCTCGTGGCAGCGCGAGCTGGACTTCAAGTTGACCCGGCCTGACCAGCTGCGCGCTGAGATCTACGACCAACGGCGCCGCATCGCCGAGTACCTGCGCGAGATCGAGCAGCTGCGTGCGCGCGTGCGCGAGCTTGAGGCGCGTGAGTCTGCCTGGGTGAGGGAACCGTGAACCTTCAGCTTGCGCCCCAAGGTCTGCGCCCTGTCGCCGAACTCGGCGCGGATCGCCCCCACGGGCATCGGCTGCGGTATCTCGCCGGATGCCGGTGCTTCCATTGCCGCCGCGCGAATTCCGACTACGAGCGCGAGCGGAAGGCGGCACGAGCCGCCGGAGACTGGAACGGCATCGTCGATGCCGCCGCCGCGCGCAAGCACATTCGCGCGCTGTCCAGGCAAGGCGTCGGCCGGCGAATGGTGGCAGCGGCGTCTGACGTGGCGCTGTCCGTGATCGCCGACGTGCGCTCGGGCAAGAAGCGGCAGATCCGCGCCCGCACCGAGCGGCGGATCTTGGCGGTGACGCCGGCCTGCCGTGGCGACGCTGCTTTGGTACCGGCGGGGAGGACTTGGACGCTTATCGCAGCACTGCTCGAGGAAGGATTCACGAAGGCGCGGATCGCCCAGGAGCTCGGCGCGAAGATGCCGGCGCTGCAGATCCGGCGCGACAAGGTCACAGCGCGAACTGCCGCGAAGGTCGAGGCGCTTTGGCGCAAGTACCAGACATGACGATTGGAGAGGTGACCCTATGACCGACCTACGCAAAGCCTCAGAGCAAGCACTCGCCGTGATGACGGCGAAGCCGAGCAGCATCACCTCAGCCGACTGGAAAGCCGCGATCGACGCACTCCGCGCTGCGGTGGAACACGACCGCCGAGCGGCGCTTAAGCATGACCGCCGAGTGGCATTGAACGAGGCGCATCAGGCGTTGCAGGCTGAAGCAGAGGAGCCGAAGCCGTGAGCGACGACGAACTCAAAGCGTTGGTGCTGGAAGCAATGAAAGTGCCGCCGACCGACGACTTCCACTATCCCCTCGCCCCGAACCAACTGCGCCACTTCGCCGCCCTCGTTGTATCAGCCGAGCGGGAGGCGATTCTCACAGCGTCGCCTCGTCACCCGACGCCGTGAGTGCCAGCGACTTGTAGGTCTTTCGATTCGCCTGGTAGTCGACCTCAGTCAGCAGCCCATCGCGCTGCATATCGAACAGCAGGCTGAAGAACTCCGCGCGCTGCAGCCCCTTCGGGAACGCCGCGCTCCCAGACAGAACCCGGTACGCGTTGTTGTTCGCGGTCGAGCTCATCGACAGCCGCTGCCCTGAGCGCAGCGAATACGCCAGCAGTTTTAGAATCGCTACGCGCTGCGAATGTCGCAACATGCCGGGCGAAAGAGAGCCCGGTACCGTGCCCTGACGCCGGAACACTTTCGCCGCCTGGTCGAACTCGAGGCGGATCTCTTCCTGCAGCGGCCCGAGGTTGCACTTCTCGTGGCGCAGCGTGACGAGCCGGTCGCTGTCACGCGTCATGGCCCAGCGTGACCGGGCCGAGTTGTTCCAGGCGGTCGAGCCCGAGAACGTGCTGTTCGTGTCCTGCCCCGCGCCCATGCGCACAGAGGCCTTGTCGACGTGCGCAAGGAGCAGCACCGCTGCGGCCGAGTGCTGCGCGATCGAGTTGAGCGCGCGCATGAACCCGCGCACCTCGGCGCGGTCGTTCTCGTTCGCCGAGAACACGTCGCTCGCGTTGTCGATGATGACGACCTGCGCCTGGTGCTGGTCAACGACGTCGGAGAGCCACTGCATCCGAGCTGTCGGCGCCCCGTCGCGCCAGAGCACGCAGTCGGTCTGCGTGAGGTCGTAGGCGACGAGCTTGTCCTCGAGGTCGGCGAGACTGACGCCGAGATCCGCGCAGATGTTGCCCAGGCGGAAGTGCACCGTGCGTGTCTCGTCCTCGGCCGAGAGCAGCAATACCTTGCCGGGCAGCGTCGTGTCGAGGCCGAGGAACGGGCGGCCCAGCGCGACCGCGGCCGCGAGCTGCAGCGACAGGTTCGACTTGCCGACGCCGCCGTTTGCCGACAGCAGCGTCGTCGTGCGCGCTGGCATCCACCCCGCCAGGGCGAACGTGGCCGGTTCTGGGGCGGTCTGTGCCAGCTGGGTCCAGTCGATCGGGGCGGGCTCGAGCGCCGCCGTGGCGCGCTCTGGCTTCGGCCCGAGGTTGATCGTGACGGGCGCCAGCGGCTCAGGGCGGAAGCGCTCAGCCCCCTGCACCATCCGCGGGATCTCCGCGTACCGCGCCTGCCAGCGCTCGAGCTCGGCGCCCGAGCTCGGACGGGCAGCTTCCATGAGACCGCGCAGGTGATTGACGACTGCGCCGCCCG